TATTCCTATTTTATACATAAGTATCTAGTATAATCAATTATATAGAAAAATTAATCTATTTAATTAATCCCTTTCTTTTAAATTTATTTGTATAGTTAATATTTAAATATATTTTTTCTAATTTATAATCCACCATTTCTTTATATTAAACTATCTTTGCTGACTATTATTTCTGTTGAAAATACTATCTATATTATATTTTAATTTCTTTCTCAATATTTTCTCTATAATAATTTTAATTTTCTACTATCTTTTTTTATTGTGACTAGTTTCATTGATATTTCTTACAATTTTATAATGCAACTTTATCTTCTATAAAATTAAAATAATAAATTTCCAAAGTGTATTTAACCTCATCTGTAATTTTTGGATTTTTTTCTTATTTCTTTAATAGACTGCCATTTATAACTATCATGTTCACTTAATTTAATATTATCTATAGATTTCACTTTCACACTAAAATTATATTCTCTTGCCTTTTTTCCGCTTCTTGATTCATAATCAAAACTATTAATATAATTTAAAATTCGTTCTACATCAAGATTAGTTTCTTCTTTAATTTCTCTAAATAAAGCCTCTCACATAGTTTCATTTTCCTCAATATTTCCACCAGGAATTTCGTCAATACCACCTAAAAAATCATCTTGTTTTCTAGTCATTAATAAAAATTCATTATTTTTATTTACAATAATTCCCCTACAACATTTTTTACTATACCATCTTTTTTTCCATTTTCAATTAAAACATCAAAAAAACTCATTATATTTATCCTACCTCTATTTTTTATTACTTATTTTTTAATTATTACTTTGTTTTTTCAATAAATCTCTAATTTGCTCTAATAAAATAATTTGCTCATCTTTCTTTTGCTCTTCTATAACTTCTTCTTTAATTTCTTCTTTTTTTCTATTAAATCTTTCAATAACTTTAACAAAGAAGAAAATACAAATTGCTACAATAAGAAAATCAATTACATTTTGAATAAATTTTCCATAACTTATTACTGCATCCCCTACAGTAAAACTCAAATTTGAAAAATCAATTCCACCAATAATTACACCAATAATTGGCATCAAAATATCTTCTACTATTGATGTTACAATTTTCCCAAAAGCACCTCCAATAATAACACCTACAGCAAGGTCAATTACATTTCCTTTTGAAATAAAATCTTTGAATTCCGAAAACACTTTTGTTCCTTTTTTTATTATTTCTTCTTTTTCTATATTTTTATTTTTAATATTTTGCCTCAACTTTTTATTATTTTTAAACAAAAATTTTTTCTTTAATTAAAATATCAAAAAGTTTTTTATCCATATTTCTCTTTATCTTTAGCTATTTGCTTAGCATAACGATCATTTTCTCAAAAACCGATTTCTGCACACTAATTATTCTTTGTTAAAAATTAGCAAACTATATTCATCATCAGTTTTTTTCGAGTTTTTATCTTGTAACAATATATCATACTTTTTTATTTTTTTCCATACATTTTGCATATATAAATAAAAAAGTATTACATTTATTTGCAATACTTTTTATCCAACTGATGATATTTCTATTCCATTGTTTGCTTTTACATATTCAATAGCTGTTTTATATTCATCTTCATAATTAAATTTTATCGTTATTTTGTTATCTTCGTGAACATATATATTATCTATTAAATCATCAATTATATTTCTTGATAGTTCTGTTATATTTTCATACTTTTTAAATTTTTCTATCCATTCATTATTTGATTTTAATGATTCACATTCCATTAGTTCTTCTTTCAAATATAATATTTGTTCTTCTAATTTTTTCATTTTATTAACATAGCTCTGGTTATATTCATAGTAATCTGTTTCATCAATTACACCTAATTTCCAATCTTCATAACAAGATTTCTTCAGCTTTCTTTGTTTTTCATATTCTATTTCTTGTTTTTTAATACTATTTTTTAAACTTTCTTTTCTAAAATCCACTTGTTTTGTATTAGTTGTTTCTTTAATTATTGTATCTATATCAATGACAAGTGATATTTGTAACTTTACTGCTTTTAATATTGCCTCATACAATATATCATCTCTTATTAAGTGTTTAGTGCATAAATCTTTTGATTTCCTACAATAAGTTGAACAAGCATAATGATAATGTGGTCTTGGTTTTCCTTTATATTTAGAGCCTACTCTCTTTGTCATTGACATTTTACAGTCTGCACATTTTAAATGTCCTGCATATATAGATAAAGTTCCATCTTGATTTGCTTTTACATCTCTATCTAATAATGCTTTTTGTACCTTTTCAAAAGTTTCTCTATCTATTATAGGCTCGTGCATATTTTTTACAATTACCCATTCTTCTTTTGGATTTTTTATATGCTTATGCACCTTATAACTTATGAGCTTACCTTTACTTTGAATAACATCTCCACAATATACTTGACTTTTTAATATACTCAAAATAGTAGCCGGATCCCATAAGTACGCAAATTTCTCATCATTAGGTCTTTTTAATTTAAAGTTTTGATTTAATACCTTATTTCTATACCCCATTGGATTAAGTATTCCTCTTGCATTTAACTCTTTTGCAATTTTTGTTCTACCATAACCTTTTATAACTAAATCAAATATTTCTCTAACTACTTGTGCAGGTTCTTCGTCTATTATTAAGTGGTGGACATCATCAGGGTCTTTGACATATCCATAAGGAGTTAATGCTCCTACATACTCTCCATTTCTTTTTTTTACATTTAAAATTGCTCTTATCTTATTAGATATATCTCTACAATATTCGTCATTCATTAAATTTTTAAATGGTACTATAACATTGTTTACGGACTTTGGGTCTTTATAACTATCAATACTGTCATTTACTGCTATAAACCTCATATTAAATAAAGGGAAAATCTGCTCAATATAATTTCCTACTTCTATGTAGTTTCTTCCTAGTCTTGATAAATCTTTGACAATAATTGTGTTAAACTTTTTTAATTTCATATCATTTAATAATCTTTGAAAGTCTGGTCTATCAGAGCTTGTTCCAGAATAGCCATCATCTATATAATAATCATATATTGATAATTCTGTATTTTCTTTAATAAAGTCCTCTAATAATTGCCTTTGATTACTTACACTATTGCTTTCTACTTTATCATCTCCATCTTCAACAGACAATCTAATGTATAATGCGACTATCCACTTATTATTGCATTCTTCTATTGTTCCACTATATTGTCTTGCTTTTCTTGGCATTATTTTCCCTCCTTTCCCTTATCTTCCATCAACAAACTATATATTTGCACATAATAATTTTTTGTTAGATTTATTTTGATTTTCTTTTATAAAATCTATTGCCTTTTTATATTCATTTTCATATCTAAACTGTATTGTAATTTTGTTATCTTCGTGAACATATATCGTATCAATCAACGAATCAATAATTTCTGGTGTTAATTCTTTTATTTTTTGATATTTTTTCAAATTTTCTATCCAGTCATTTCTAGCTGTTTTTTCTGTTATTTCTCTTTTTTGTTCTTGTAATTTTTGCAACAATTCAGTTTTTTCAATTACTTCATCATTATAAGATTGTATATATTTTTGATATTCTTTTTCAGTAATATTTCCTATTTTCCAATCCTCATAAACTGACCTTTTCAAAACTTTTTGTTTTAATAGTTCTCTTTCTGCAATGTCTATCTGTTTTTGTATATTTTCTTTTTCTCCATTTGAAAACTTTATTTTTCTTATCTCTTTTATTGTATTATCTATTTCAATAGACAACTTAACTTGAAATCTTATTGTTTCTAATACAGCCTCTCTTAAAGTTTCTTCTTTTATATAATGTTTTGTGCATAATATATCTGACCTATTTGCGTGAGTTGAACAATGATAGTAGTTCTTTTTAGGCTTGTCCTTATATACATAAGTTCCTTTTAGCATTGCCATTTTACAGTCTGCACATCTTAAATGTCCTGCAAATATGGATTTAGTTCCTTTTCTTTTTTCTGTTTTAGGTCTTTTTCTACTTTCTAAAATTTCTTGTACCTCATCAAAAGTTGCTCTATCAATTATTGCTTTATGTGTATTTTCCACTATTGCCCACTCCTCTTTTGGTTTATATATTTTTTTATGATTTTTATAGCTTTCATAAGTGCTTTTACCCTGTATCATATCTCCACAATATATTTGATTTGTTAGTATTTGCATTATACTAGACATTTCCCAAGTATATTTTATTTCTTCTTTTGTTTCTTCTTTTAAAATATGTCCACATTTTATTTTTTGTACTTTCCTTTTATAGCCTGTTGGGTTTATTATCTTTTGTCGATTTAACATTTTAGCTATTGCTGTTCCACTTTTCCCCTCCTTTGCCCAATTAAATATTTGTCTAACAACATTTGCTGGCTCTGGGTCAATTACTAAATGATTAGGGTTTTGTTTGTCTTTCATATATCCATAAGGTGCTACACTTCCAATAAATTCTCCATTTTTTCTTTTGGTTTCAAAAGCTGTCCTTATCTTCTTTGATAAATCTCTCGAATATTCTTCATTCATTAAACTTTTTAATGCAACATTTAAGTTCTTTATTGAATCTGGTTTTAAATAACTATCAATGTTATCGCTAACTGATATAAATCTAATATTAAATATAGGAAAAATCTGCTCAATATAATTTCCTACTTCAACAAAATTTCTTCCTAATCTTGATAAATCTTTCACAATAATTACATTGATTTTTTCATCTTTCATATCATTTAGAAGTCTTTGAAAATTTGGTCTATTAGAATTTGTTCCAGAATAGCCATCATCTGCATAAAAATCATATACTTGAATATCTGTATTATATTGCAAAAAATCGTTCAATAATTCTCTTTGATTAGTTATACTATTACTTTCGTCTTTATCGTTTCTGTCCTCAGCTGATAACCTTATATATATACCTGCGTTCCAATTAGGAACTATAACCTTATTGTTGTAAATTTTATATTTTCCTTTTCTACCTCTTTTCATTTTTTCTCCTACCTTTAACATTGAATAAATTGTATATTTTTTCAGTCAGTATGTGAAATGTGCATTTTAAATTTTTTTAACATTTGACATTAGCAATTTTTTAGATATAAATCTTTTAGTGCTTTGTTAATACAATTATTGGCTGTTATATTTGAATTATTTGAAAATTCCATTTTCACAATTACTCCATTTACTTTTATTACATAAGGATTTTCAGTTGAACGCAAAAAATCAAGTATTCGCTCAACACTTGATTTTTTCTTATTGATTTTTATATCTTTAATATCTTTTACCTTTTCTATATTTATATTTTCTATATCTATATTTTCACATTCTTGTATCATCTTTTCTAGCTTTACTAAATTATTTACCCTTTTTATCACTTTCCTCCACCTCTTTAATATCTTCTTTTAACTCTGGAAAAACCGATTCTAGTATAACCTCTGCCTCTTTCATTATTTTTCTAGGGTGGTGCGTATGGATCTCGCTTAAAAATTCTTTAACAATTTTTTCGTCTGTTATTTGTATTTCTCTATTTATAAGTACATAAAATATACAAATAGCATAAGAAATAAAGTCATCTGCTGATAAAATCCAATCAAAATTTATTCTATTTAATAATTCAGTATTAACTCCTTTTATCTCTGTACTATTAAGATTTTCTTGTGCTACTTCTACTATATCTTTCAATATATCTCCAAGTCCATTTTGATTTACATTCTGTTCATATCTTTTATAACCTAAAATATAATAGCTTACAGCCTCCTTAATAGCATACTTTTTATTTCTTACATTTTTTTTCATTAAAATTTCCTCCTATACTAAAAACAAGCCCTATCTAGACTTGTCATTTCTATTTTTCAATTCTTTTTTCTTTATATCTCTAGCTAATTTTTCAAAGCCTAATTTTTTAAAAGTTTCTATATAACGTTTTCTATTGATACACTCTCCATTAAGAGTAACTATATCAACATTTTTCATAAAATTATTTTCAAATAAACTTGTTAATTTTGCAGGATTTCTAAATAACCTTGAAATATCTGTTACAACTATTTGCTTGATTTTTCCTGCTTTTATATCTTCTATGAGTTTATCTAATGCCTCTCTATCTTCAGATAGTCCATTTTTTCTAACATCTATATAATGTACTCTGTTTGTTATATTGTGCTTTTTGCAATATTCTTCTAGTCTATCTCTTTGAGAATAAATATCTGCATTTACCATATCTCCATCTACTCTATTTGTTCTCATATATAGTGCAACAACCTTTTTCTGCTTTTTGTTTTCTATTTTTTCGTCAATATAGTAATCTAGTTGTTCTATATTTCCAACTCTCATATACATACCAACATTTCCTTTTTTATTTACAATTTCCATAGCCGTTCCTTTCTTGTAAATCGGTCGCTATTTTTATAGCATTGTTTACAATTTCTATATATTTTTCTGGTAGTATATCTATTCGGTGTAATAATCTTTTTTTATCAATTACTTTTATTTGTTCTGCCATTATTGTAGCCTCGTACTTCATTTTTCCGAATTTATTTATTCTTATATGAGTAGGAATAGCAAATCGTTCTTCGATTCTTTTAGTCATAGGAATAATTATTGTTGTTGTGCTATGTTTATTTCCTATGTCATTTTGAATAATTAGAACAGGTCTTATTCCTCTTTCCTCACTTCCTACTGTATTTCCTAAATTAGCAAGATATATTTCATTTCTTCTAATTCTATTTATCATTGTTTTGCCTCCTGCAATTATTTTTTAATTGTTCCATCTGCTCTATATCTTCCATTTCTCTTTCTTCAGCTGTTTTGCACTTATTAGCTCCTAATAGCAATAAATACATAAAAACTGCAATTATAAACATATCTATTAGTAAAATTCTTAATATCATTGTTTGGTTTTCCTTTCTGTATGTTAAAAAGAACTCTAAAATGTTTTAGAGGTATATTGATATTGCATACCTTAATTTTAGAGTTCTTATTGTTTATTTACTTTTATACCTTTTGTGATAGCCCTTATTAATACTTCAGATAAAATTCC